GGCGTTATACAAGCACCAATTTCTTCTTACACGATTTCTGGGTCAAGTATAGTTTTTGCGAGTAATTTAGCAACTGGTGATGTTATAGATTTTATAGTGGTCTTAGGAGATGCTCTTTCTATAGGAATACCTTCCGATTCAACAGTTAATAGTGCAAAGCTAACTGGTAATTTAACATTTACACCAGTAACATCATCTTCAAGTGGTTCTGTTTCATTAGACTTTTCAACAGGAAATAATTTTACAATTACCTTAACTGGTAACATTACCAGTCTTTCTGTGGCAAACGAAGTTGCTGGACAAGCTGGTGTTATTACTTTTATTCAAGATAGTACTGGTGGAAGAACAGTAAGTTTAAATGCTAGTGATTTTGAAACAGCATCTGGGGGTGGTAGTCCAGCTATCACATTAAGTTCAACAGCAAGTGCAGTAGATGTTGTTCCTTTTTATTGTAGAGCCAGTGGAGGAATAGTATTAGGCACACCTATACTGGCAGTAGGATAATATGTCTATAATTAAAAGTCCGACTTTGATGACAGGTGAAGTACCACCTTACACTATAAATCAATCAATAAGGTTTGAAGATACTACTGAACATTTTATGACTAGTCCTACACCATCAAGTAGTAAAAATTTTACTACAACAGCAACAATTTCACTTTGGTTTAAACTTGGTAATACAAATCAAGGTTATTTAGCTGGTGCTTTTTATGGTAGTAATTCACGATATAATTTAATCCAATTAAACGCAAGTGGTCAATTACAAGAGAACGATAGAGTTGGTGGAGCTTCAACATCAAATGGAAGTGGTGGTACAGCTTGGACAACGACACGAGTGTTCAAAGACCCTTCAGCGTGGTATCACGCAGTGTTTGTATGGGATACAACAAATGCAGTTCAAAGTGAACGATTTAAGTTATATATTAATGGCGTAAGGGAAACTAACTTTGCAACAGCACCAGCACTTGGTGCTAGTGAACTTGTTTATTGGTTTGGTAAAAGTTCTTATACCACTTTAGGCGCATACTTTAATGGCACTGGCTATGCAGACCTTTTTTACTTTGATGGGTATTTAGCTGAGATGCACGGAGTAGACGGAACTGCACTTGACCAAAATAGCTTTGGTCAATTTAATAGTTCTGGTATTTGGACGCCCATTGAATATACAGGAAGTCACGGAACAGATGGATTCTATATAAAAGGTGAAGATGCAAGTGCATTAGGTACAAATAGTGCGTCTAATGGAAATAATTTTACTTTAAACGCAATTTCTTCACACGACCAAGTGCTTGACACACCAACGAATAATTTTGCAGTAATGAACCCAAATGATGCAAATGGTTTGGCGGCAAATGAGTTGACAGGTGGTAATCTACAAGTCAAAAATGTTGATAGAATAAGGTCATCACTACCATTTCCTACATCTGGAAAATGGTATTGGGAAATTTGCACTGTATCCAATGGTGGTCAAGTGAATTGGAATTATGGGATGGTATATTTTAAAGACCACTCTGAATTTCTAACAACAAACACAGATTTTATAAGATTAAATTGGTATCACGGCTCAAATTTTAGTAGCAGTTCTAATTGGACGGATGGAGATTTTTGGACAAATTCAAATAATCCGTCTGCTGGAGATGTTTATGGTTTTGCTTGGGATTCAGATACCAAAAAAGTATGGTTAGCAAAAAACAATACATACTTTGGTTCTGGAAATCCAGCAGGCAATACTGGAACACCTTGGGGTTCTGGTGGTACTGCTGGAGTGGAATATGGGATAGCTATGTATTCAACGCAAAATTTTATACATACTATAAATTTTGGACAAGATGATACATTTAATGGGGCAAAAAGTGGTGGTAGTAGTGCATCTGATGATAATGGTAGTGGTAAATTTTTCTATGCACCACCTACTGGATTTTTAGCCTTATGTACCAAAAATCTAGGAGCAGATTAATATGGTAAAACCCACAATTCCAAATGGAGACACACAGTTCTTTAACATTCTGTATGAAGGCACAGGTCTTGGACAAAGAGTGGGTAAGTTTGTTCCTTTTACACCAAGTGGTACGATTGCTAATAGTTGTATATTTAATGGTACAACAAATAATTATCTAGGAAGAACTGCTAGTTCCAATGGAAGTGCAACAACATTGACTTTCTCTTGTTGGGTGAAAAGGGGATTATTGGGTCTTAGAGATATAGTGTATAATGGTAATATAACTAGTAACTCTGAACATTTACATTTTGACGCCAATAACAAACTAAATTATTACGAAGCTGGGGGTGGCTCAAGAAAGTGGAATTATGTAACAACTAGAACATTTGAAGATACTAGTAAATTTTATCATATTTTAGTTGTCAGAGATACAACTATTTCAACACAAGCCGATAGAATAAAAATTTATGTTGATGGAGAAAGAATCACAGCATATGATACTGAAACACAACCATCTTTAAATGCAACTGGCTATTGGAATCAAACAAGTTATGCTTTTAATATAGGAACAACTGGTAGTGCTAGTTATATAAGAGGCATAGGTTATTTAGCAGAAGTAAATATGATAGATGGTCAAGCATTATTACCAGCATCTTTTGGCGAAATTGATACATCAACAGGAAGATGGGTGCCTTCAACTGTAACTCCATATCCTACTACGACTACAAGTTACGCAGTGACTGTTGTTGGAGGAAATCCTTCAAATCATCCATATCACAATGTTGGTTCTACTAATAAGTTTGCTATTGATGGTTCAACGGCAACTGCTGATGTGACTTTGAATTTAGTAGAAGGAGCAACATATCGCTTTGACCAAAGTGATAATTCAAATTCTGGACATCCACTTCGCTTTAGCACTACTGCAAATGGAACACACGGAGGTGGTAGTGAATATACAACTGGAGTGACAACAAATGGTACTCCTGGCTCAAGTGGGGCATATACTCAAATCACAGTAGCAAGTGGCGCACCGACATTATATTATTATTGTACAAATCACTCAGCTATGGGTTGGACGGCTAATACACCAGTACCCTACGGAACAAACGGATTTAGATTGCAGTTCGGAACAGCTTCAGCACTCGGAGATGACACCAGTGGACTAACGAATGATTTCACAGCTACAAATTTAGCTACGACAGACCAAACTACGGATAGTCCTAGTTCAAACTTTGCGACATTACAAGGAACTGGTGGAACATTAAGTGAGGGTAACTTAAAACTTGTTACAGGAAACTCTGATTTTTCACACCATAATGCTACATTAAAACCAAAAAGTGGTAAATATTATGCAGAGTTTACTTGTAATTCCAGTTCTCGCCCAGAAGTTGGTGTAGTATCAACACTTAATGTTCCTTACTCATCCAATACAACAAGATTACCAGCAACCTCAGATGGGAGTGTGGCTGGTTATATGTATTATGGTTTTAACGGACAAGTATATTATAATTCTAGTAATAGTTATGATGTAACTTATGGAACATATACAACAAATGATATAATTGGAATAGCTTTAGATTTAGATAATCATACTGTTCAGTTTTTTAAAAATAATTCTAGTCAAGGAACAATATCCTTACCTAATGGTAATTATACTTTTGCTATGGGTGATGGTGCTACTGGATATAGTGGTGGTTGGACAGCAAACTTCGGTCAAAAATCTTTTACCTATACGCCACCAAGTGGATTTAACAAAATGCAACAACAAAACCTACCAGAGTCCGTAGAGGGTCTTAGTGGATTAGTATGGACAAAAAATAGAGATGCTACTGATTCTCACCAATGGTACGATAGTTCACGAGGTAAACAGAAAGTTATAACATCTAATGCAAATACTGCTGAAACAACAGTTGCAGATGGACTACAAAAGTTTCTTAAAGGTGGTCAACAAATTGAAGATGATGTGTCTATTAACACAAGTGGCGAATCGTATGTTAGTTGGAACTGGGTAAATTCTGGAACAACTGTCAGTAATAGTAATGGCTCAATAACCTCAACAGTTCAAGCTAATACCACTGCTGGATTTAGTATTGTCCAATATACTGGAACTGGAAGTAATGCAACAGTTGGACACGGATTATCAAGTCCGCCGTCTTGGATTATTATCAAAAATATTTCAAGTGGCGCACAACCTTGGCACGTCTATCATAAATCATTAGGAAATACCCACGCAATTTTTCTAAGTGCTTCTAGTGCATCATCATCATCAAGTCAATTTTGGCAAAATACAACACCAACATCCTCAGTTTTTTCTATTGGAACTTCTGGTGGTGTGAATGGTAGTTCAAATAATTTGATAGCATATTGTTGGCACGATGTTGAGGGATTTAGTAGATTTTCAAGTTATAAAGGCAGAGGTGTAAATAATTTTGTATATACTGGCTTTGCACCTAAGTTTGTTATGATTAAAAAATATACTGGTGGAACATTCGGTACAGGAGATAGTGACTGGATGATATTTGATAACAAAATAGATATTAATAAAACTCCATATAGTCAATATAATAGAGCAAATCTTTCTAATGCAGAAAGTTATACCCATAAAGTGCATTTATATTCAAATGGATTTATGGTTACAAATGTTAGTAATTCGTTAAATGCAACAAGTGGTACTTATCTTTTCCACAGCTTTGCAGAACATCCATTTACTGGCGATGGAACAAGTCCAGTTACTGCTAGATAAAATTATGAATATATGTTATATAAATAAAAGGAGTTAAAATGAAAGCAATAGTGAAAGCAAGTAAGCTAGTTGAGATTATATCAAGTCCAAAATCTGTAACTATTGATGGAATAGCACACCCTAAAGAGATTTTTAAATATTGGGAACGACAAGCATTAAAAGACATTGGTATATATGAATTTATACAAGACACACCACCAGATGACCGATTTGAAACTGGGGGTGCAGTTTCATATACTGTTGACGATACAAATGGAATTGTAACAGAAAAGATTACCAAAAAAGATAAATCATTAGAGGATGTAAAACAAGTAGATGATAAAGGAGATAAACTTTTAGATGAAAACGGAAATCAGATTGTTACAGAGGGATTGAAGTCAATTTATATCCAATCTATCAATAAACAATCAAATCTCTCTCTAGCACCCTCAGATTGGATTGTACATAGGTTTGTTGAGGACAATACAAAGAAAATTCCAGATGATGTAAAAACTTATAGAAAAAAGGTCAGAGATACATCAAATGCAATAGTGACTAAAATAAAAGCAACAAAAACACTTAGTGATTTAAAAAAATTATTTAATGATGCAGTTATTAAGGATGGTAAAGTAACCACACCAAATACAATGGATAGTCTTCCAGTTTCAACAATTCAAGAATATGAGAGGTAGCTATGGCTGGATTAGAACTTATTACACCACCAAGTGCAGAACCAATAGCACAATCTGTTGCTAAGACCTTTTTAAAAATAGATATAAGTGATGATGACACTTTAGTTACAGAACTAATTAAAACTGCAAGACAATTTTGTGAAGAATATACAGGAAGAGCATTAATTAATCAAACTTGGAAATTATCATTAGATGGTTTTGTAGAAGCTGATGTACCTATCAAAGAAGGTATATATCAAGCACCATTTATGAATTTTTATAAAAGGTATATAACCCTCCCAAGAACTCCTACTGCTTCTGTAACCCACATAAAAACCTTTTCAGATGATGATACAGAATCAACCTATGCAAGTTCTAATTACTATGTAGACAAAGCAAGACAACCAGCACGAGTAGTTTTACGAGATGGGTCAACTTGGCCAACAAGTCTTAGAGTAGCAAATGCAGTTGAAATAACCTATGTATCTGGATATGGTACTGCTGGTTCAGATGTACCTAGTCCTCTGATTGTTGGAATGAAAGAACATATAGCTTATCTATACGAACATAGAGGAGATGCAGAACCAAATCTTGCAACTGTTCCAATCATTGCGAAACAATTATATCAACCTTATAGAGTATTAAACTTTTCTAACGACCCATTTGCGAACTCTGGAGGTTACTAATGCCTTTGGGTAAAATGCGACACAGAATCAATATCCAAACCATAGGCAGAACAACGGATAATATGGGGGGTAATGCTACATCTTACTCAACAACTGTTACAGTATGGGGTATGGTAGAACCAGTAGTCGGTAATGAAAAGGTAGAAGGTCAACAGATTGAGTCCAGACAACGATTTAAATTTACATTACGATACAATTCTAATCTGACAACTGATGATAGATTGAATTATGATAATACGGATTTTAGAATATTATCTATTGTAAAAAAATATGATATAGACAAATATCAAGTAGTCATAGCAGAAAAAGGAGTAGCAACTTAATGGGAGTAAAAGCAAAAGTAATATCTAAAAATCCCAATGGGTTTAAAAAGGTCGCAAAGAGTTACGAAAAACAAATTCTCAATCTCTTAGGTACTGCTGGAAATATGGTGAGAAACACAGCAGTTCAATCTATTCTTTCTGGGGGTGGTGGAGGAAAAACCTATGAAAAATATAATCCAAGACGCACTCATACTGCAAGTGCAGAAGGTCAACCTCCGTCTAGTGATACTGGTTTCTTAGCAAGTAACATTGAAGTAAAACTTAACAAACAAGAATTATCAGTAGATGTAGAATCAAGAGCAGACTATTCAATTCATTTAGAATTTGGAACGCAGAATATGAAAGCGAGACCTTTTATGTTTCCAGCATTAGAAGCGAACAAACCAAAAATAAGACGAATGTATAATAATTTAAAAGGTAAACCAAAATGAGTTTACATTCCACAGCACTACAAACAGCAATATTTAGTTTATTAAGTGGAGATTCAACTCTTGATGGATTAGTTGGAAACAATAGAATCTATGATGAAGTTCCACAGAACTCTGCATATCCTTATGTTGTTATTGGAGAAGAGACTACCATTGATGCTAGTACGAAAGATAAGGATGCACAAGAATTTACACAAACTATCCACATTTGGAGTAGGTATAGAGGAGGTAAGCAAACAAAAGAAATTGCCCAACGAATCTATACTTTATTGCATAATGTTGATATAAGTGTAGGTGGCGCATCATTTGTTAATAGTCGTAATGAATTTTTTACGATATTACTGGATGATGATGGACTAACAAGACACGGAGTTATGAGATTTCGTGTTGTAATTTTTGATAGCTAGAAAGGAGAAAACTATGGCGGCTCAAAAAGGTAGTGCATTATTGATGAAGATAGGGAATGCTGGTTCACCAGAAGTCTTTACTACGATTGCTGGTATGCGTTCAACAGCTATATCAATGAATGACGAAATGGTTGACATTACAAATAAAGATTCTAGCAGAGCAAGAACTCTGTTGGCTCAAGGTGGTGTGAACTCAATGACTGTTTCTGGGAGTGGGGTTTTTTTAGATTCTGCATCTGAAGCAACATTAGAAGGTAAATTTGATAATGCGACTTTAACAAATTATCAGTTTTTAGTTCCAGACTTTGGAACATATACTGGTGCATTCCAGTTGACTTCACTTGAATATGCTGGTGAATTTAATGGTGAAGTAACATACTCATTTACTTTTGAATCTTCTGGTGCAATCACATTTGCAACTGTGTAGGTATCTATGACTTGGACATCATACACGATTGAACACAAAGGTAAATCAATGGAAGGTTGGGTTGATTTAGGAACTCTTGAGTTTGAAGTTCCTTACGAACTTAACATAAAAGCCAATGATATTTTTGATGTCAATGGACAGAAGGTAATAGCCAAAGTTGTTAGAGACATTGGTGATAGAAACGAAACTTTACAAATACAAGGAGAACTTAAAGATGGTAAATCCCAAAAGGGGGGAACTGCAACTAAGTCTGGGGAAGCAAAAGCTGACAGCAAGACTGACGATTGATTCTTTAATTAGAATTGAGAACTCAATAGGTGGTTCTATCGTGCAAATAGCACAAAGATTAAGTGAAGGTAAAGCGACAGTAACAGAGATTGTTAATGTCTTAACTCCAGCCATCAAAGGTGGTGGAAATGATGTTGATGCAAAACAAGTCCAACAATGGGTTTGGGAAGCTGGACTCATTGAAGGTATGAGATGTGCTGGAGAAATAGTAACAACGGCTTTGAATAGTGGACAAAATGAGGGAAACGAAGGAGCAGAGGAGAACCCAGCGACATAGAGTGGCAAAGACTAATGGAAATAGGATTAGGGATTCTAGGACTATCGCCAGAAAGTTTTTGGAATATGTCAATGATTGAGTTGTTCTCTGCTATTGAAGGTTTTAAAGAATTTAATACCGACCAGTCCAAAAAACCACTATCCAAAGACGAACTAATGGATTTGATGGAAAGGTATCCAGACTAATGGCTAAAACAACAGTTGACACTCTTGTAGTTAAGATTGAATCTGACTTATCCTCTTTAAAAAGAGAATTAGGAAAGGTCAATAAAGCAACTGCAAACAGCAGTAAAAAGATTGGTCAAAGTTTTTCTAACTTAGACAAACAAATTACAAATACAGTTAAAGGGTTGGCAAAAGTTGGTGTGGCATTAGGTGCTGTATTTGCTGGAATCGGTATCAAAAAAGTTATTGATACTGGAATGGAGATAGAATCCCTCAAAATCAGATTAGAAAAATTATTCAAGTCTACAACAGAAGGTGCTAAAGCCTTTGAAGTTATGGCAGACTTTGCTGGACAAGTTCCTTTTAGTCTAGGTGAAATTCAAAGAGGTGCTGGTAATCTTGCAGTTGTTGCGAAGGATGCAACAGAACTAGGAGAAATATTAAAAATTACTGGTAATGTTGCGGCGGTCACAGGATTAGATTTTGCTACAGCATCTTCACAGATTCAAAGGTCATTTGCTGGTGGTATAGCGTCTGCTGATATTTTTAGAGAAAAAGGTGTTAGAGATTTATTAGGATTTTCTGCTGGTGCAACTGTATCTGCTGAAGAAACAAAAGAAGCATTCTCCAGAGTCTTTGGTAAAGGAGGAGAGTTTGGACAAGTAACAGATGACTTAGCAAACACACTTAGTGGTACATTGTCAATGATTGGAGATAAGGTATTTAACTTTCAACGACTTATAGCTGATGAAGGGTTTTTCCAAAATGTTACAGATAGATTTCAAGGATTGAACGAACTCTTGGATGAGAACCAAGATGAGATGAAACAACTTGCTAGAACTATTTCATTAGCATTAGTAGATGCTATGGAAGGATTAGTGTCAGTAATAAAATTTGTAAATAGAAATTCTGAAGAACTAGTAATGTTTTTGAAAGCACTTGTTGCTGGATTTATTGCTATGAAAGCTGTTGCAATCATAAATAAGTTATTAGGTGCTTATGCTATTGCAACTGGAACAGCAACAACGGCAACTCTTGCATTAAATTCTGCAATGAAGAAAAATATATTATTTTTTGGAGCATCTGCTCTGATTAGTGGAGTAGCATTATTTAGAAAAGAATTAGGGTTAGTCGGAGAGGAAATAGAAAAAGTTGCTGGTAAAATAGAAAAGAATCCATTCTTGATGAGAGGTTCAATAGATGACCCAAATACATTAGTTACTGCGACAGGGATGGATACATCTGGTGCGAGTATAGTGGACAGGCAAAAAAGAGCAAAAGCAAAGCCCAAAGAAGGTGAGGTGAATGACTTCCAGAAACTTCAAGCTGAAATTAATCAAAAATTAAAATTAGCAAAAATTGATGATGAAGCAGAAAGAAGATTAGAAGAAGCAGTCTTCGGTACAACTATGCAAGAGAATCTTAAACAAAGAAATACGATTTTGGGATTGATAAAACAAGAGATAGCACTTGAAGAAGCAAAGAAAAAAATTGAAGAAGATGCAAAAGAACGAGAGAAACAAATAGCAGAAACAAGAAAGAAAACCGAAAAAGCACAAAAAGCATTTAATGATAAAGTAAGAGATGCTAACAGTATTGCAAATCAGTATAAAAGTGAACAACAATTATTGAACGAGAAAATAACAGAATTTAAAACTCTTTTACAACAAGTTGGAGAACACAATGTTCCATTTGCAACGGAAGCATTGACTGCTATGGAAAACGAACTGCACGGATTAAATCCAACAATCAGAATATTAGAAGATAATTTTGACAGAGCATTTGACGGAATAGCACAATCTATTGCAGATGCTATGACAGAAGGTAAAAACGCAATGGATAGTTTTAAGGATGTAGCAAGAGCGGCGCTGAACTCAATCATTAGAGATTTTATAAGATTACAAATGACAGCATTCCAAACACAAAGTGGAGGTGGAGGAGGAATAGTTAAGTCTATGGTTGGTGGTTTAGGAAGTATGCTTGGAGGTATATTTGGAGGAAGTGGTGGAGTGTTAGCACCAGCACCTCACATTCCTAACTTTGGAGGGGCGGCGAATTTTGGTGGAGGACAAGCTGGTTCTACTGCATCCTTTATGATGGGAGGAAGTATGAGTGGGCGTGCTGGTGGAGGTAGAATAGCGCCAGATATGCCAACCTTAGTAGGAGAAAGAGGAGCAGAATTATTTGTTCCAAACACGAGTGGTAAGATAGTACCAAAGTCTGGGTTGTCAAATGCGTTGGGGGGAAATCAAACGATAGTCAATCAAACTATTAATGTAAGTGCTGGAGTAGCACAAACTATAAGAGCAGAGATGATGAATATGCTACCATCATTTAAACAAGAAACAATAGCGGCAGTTGCAGAATCACGACTTCGTGGTGGTCAATTTGCTAGTGCATTTACAGGAGCATAATTATGTCAGCACCAACTTATCCTTTAACATTTCCAACAACTCAAGGTGTACAGAAATCTTCTTGGGGATTACAAAGAGCAGTAGGTGTATCAACTTCACCATTTACTGGTAGTCAACAAGCATATGAACACGATTTTGCATTATGGAGAGCAACTATAACTTTACCTCCAATGAATAGAGCAACAAGTGCAGAGTATCAAACTTTCTTTATGCAGTTACACGGAAGAAAGGGAACTTTCATTATGGGAGACCCAGATGGCAAAACGAAACGAGGGAATGCAAGTCAGAATAACTTAACCATTGCTAGTAACACAGCTATTGGTGCATATCAAATTCCTGTAAGTGGATTGACAAATTCACAAAGTAATGCGTTAGTTAAAGGAGATTATATTCAGTTTGGAACTGGTGCGAGTGCAAAATTGCATATGATAGTGGCAGATGCGTCAGCTAGTGGTAGTGGTACAGCTACATTGACAATAGAACCAGCATTGAAAGTTGCTATTACTGCATCCACCACTTGCGTCATAACAAACACAGTTGGAGTTTGGAGAATGGATACGAATGATTTAAATTGGGATTCAAACCACGCATCCATTTATGGATTTAGTTTTAGTTGTACGGAGTCTATGTAATGAAGAAAGATGAATTAGAAGTTATAGTAAGAGAAGACCCAAAACTTATGATTATGCTGAGAGTTGCATCAGAAGAAGGTGCAAAGAGGGCATTAGCAAAAGTTGGATTAGAGGATGCAGATGCTGGTAAAGATATCCACGATTTAAGGTCGTTGATTGAAAGTTATAGAACAGCAAAGCGAACAGCAACAGAAACAATTATAAAAGCATTTGTTGTATTTACTCTTGGTTTGATATCAATGGGTGCTTATTCCAAATGGTGGAGATAGATATGCAATTAACAAAACATTTTAGTCTACAAGAATTTACAAAAAGTCAAACAGCAGAACGAATGGGTATAGACAATACACCCCCAGACGATATTATTCCTAAACTGTCTTTTCTGGCAACTCAAATATTAGAACCACTGCGAGAAAAAATAGATAAACCAATTCTAATAACTTCTGGATATAGATGTCCAGAATTATGTGAAGCTATTGGTTCAAAACCAACATCCCAACATACAAAAGGAGAAGCAGTTGATATTGAAGCTATCGGAATGTCAACTCTTAATCTTGCAGAGATGATTATTAATCACTTTGACTTTGACCAAGTTATCCTTGAGTGTTTCAACAAAGACAAAGGTTTGGATTCTGGGTGGGTGCATTGTTCTCTGACGAGTGGAGAAAATAGAAAAGAAGTTTTAACTTATACAAAAGCAAAAGGATATCAGAAAGGATTAGTTATATGATAGGAGCATTATTAGGGCCAATAGGAGATATTGCATCTACTTGGCTTAAAGGGAGAAACGAAAAGATTAGAGCAGAAGCAGAAACAAAAATTGCTCAAGTAAAATCAAAAGCAGTTATTGCTCAGAAACAAGCGACTGGAGAAATAGAATTACAACAAAGTTTGACCGAACAAATGGGAGATTCGTGGAAAGACGAATTTTGGACAATTTTGATAGGCGGAATACTTTTGTGTTGTTTTTTACCTTTTACACAAGATTATGTAAAAAAGGGATTTGAGTTTTTAAATACATCAACTCCAGAATGGTTTACACATATTATTCTCATATCTGTGAGTGCATCATACGGCATTAGAGTTGGTAAAGGTGCAGTTGGTATTTTTTCAAAAAGGATTGAGAATGGAAAAAAACCCAAGTGAGTTTAGGAAAAGAAAACCTATACTAAGCTGGTCTCAATGTAAACGACTTGGAGGGATAGTATCTATATTAATGAACAAAGAACCCATAGAAGAGATTGTCGTGCATCTAAAGTCCTTAAATATGATTGTAGAGCATAACAATAATTTATTAGTAAACGAATCTGGTATGCAAGAAGCTAGAAGACTACTGAAGATAACTGGCATCAGTTTAGAGATAAAAAAAAAGGGATTCTAATGAACCCCTTTCTTTCTTTTTCTAGGAAGGAAAAACTATTTAATTTTTTTTGCTAATATTCTTGTTATACTTTTCATCCCATCCTCAGACAATGCACCTAGTACCTCTTGATGTGTACCAACTTTTTTAAGAGTAAGACCATCATCTGCAAATTGTATTTTAAATTCATATTTTGTAATATTGTCCATCCTAACCTCCCAACTTCTTAGAAAGATAAAGTGCTACTATCCAGAAACCTCTTTCAAGATTTTGAGATATATTATCTACATTCACATCAAAGAATACTGCTAGTAGAGTTAAAGTTTGTATTACCAAAAATATCCATAAAAGATTATCTTTGATTCTACATAGTAAAGTGTTTTTTTTGTTTGTTTTTTTTTTCATTATTACTCCTAGTATATTATAAATATATAGATGTTGTTGATGTATGTCAACACAATATATAAATAAATATTAGGAATGACTATAAGTCATTGATTTTATTAGATTCTTTTTTTTTGTTATTTTTGAAATTGACCTAGATATTTACCATAAGGGTCGTAAATTTTTCCGTCTTTGGTTATAGTCCATCTGAGTTTACCTTTAGGACTATAAAATTTTCCTTTATCTATTTGACCTTGATACCTACCATAGTTATCAAATAATTTTTGTTTATCATATTTGTCTTTAGCATAAACATTTAAAATCTCTTGAGATTTAGGTAATGATAAAACAAATAATGTAAATAATAATAATGTTCTCATCTGAATGGTTCTCCACTAATCCAAGCTACTAATGCCCACCGAACTCCCTGTCTGACAGGCAAAACTTTGTGCGATAAAAAACTTGGAAATGCAATACACTTACCTAATGGTAATTCAAGTTTATATAATTCATCAGAAAAAAATAATATTTCTCCTCCGACAAAATCTTCATTAAGACATATTGATATAGAAATTTTTCTCGTTGATGCCTCTCCTTGACCTAAATCAACGTGCCAATTATAACCCTTGCTAGGACTTGTATATCTTAATAGTTGTGGTCTCTCTAATAACCCAACTAAGTTATAGTCTAAATAACTCATAGCAGTCTCAGCAGTATTTATAATTATTTCATCTATCCATTGTTGTTTCTCATCTATAATCCAACAATCAACATCTCTTTTTTTACTTAGTTTATAACTCCCATCATTTTGTATTCTACCTTTAACAGACTTATTAGATGGTCGTGTTCTTTCATTAATAATTTTTCTACAAGTATATGCAGATAAATCTCCACAATCCACAACTCCGTGGGATGTAGTTACTTGTTTTGGATTTATTGCTAATGCCATTTTGTCAGACTCCCATAATGTGTCGGATAGTATCTTCTCCATAATCAAATCCTTTAAGACCAAGAACTACTAAAAATAAAGTTCCATACATAATTATTACAATACCAAACAATATATACAATGCCTTAAAGAAAATTTTGATTTGCTTCATACTTATGGTTTGCCGACTGCTTTCGGTATATTCTCACAAACTTGTTTGAATAAAATATATTTGTTTCCCTCTGGGTCTGTAAGTTCAAATAGTCGTTCACCATCTTGCACAATAGTTTTTCCAACATATTTAAACTCACAGTGAGTATTATTTCTTTCAGCAGTTTGTTTCGCATAAAAGTAATCTTCATTTAAATATTTTGTTAGACCATAAGTTAACCCAAAGGCACTAAGCATTTCCATTATCATTATTCATCTCCATATAGTTTTTCATTAAGTTACAAAGTAATGCTTTCTGTTTTGACATCTTGTTTCCTTTTTCATAGAAACAAATAGATGACCTATCTTTGAAAGCTAAAAGATTTGCCATCTCTTGTTGAGTTTTATACATTTTTTTTCTTAGCAATTTTAAATCTTCGCTAGAAAATTCATAAAAACTTTCTGTAATTTGTTTAATATGCTTCATTACATTCTCCAATAAACTTCGCTTCTTTACCAAATTGATATTTCATTCTTGTAATTGCATCACTCTTAGAGTAAGCACTCAAAGTCATTCTAGCACCAGTATCAAATTGTATTATATATCTTTTTAATTCATCGTTCATTATTACTCCTATATTAAAGGTGCATCATAGTACCTCTGTTGTTGTAAGTCAATATATGTTTGTAAATAAAAACTTTTGTTGACAAATAAACACAATTAACTAATATGTAAAAAAAAGGAGTAACAATTATGTTTAAAAAAATATCAATGATTTGTGCAACATCATTGCTGGTCAGTTGTGCAAGTAACCAATATATTATAGACCCAAAGAGTTCAACTAATCCAGAGAACTACTATGCTGATAAAATGGAATGTGAAAATATTTCTGAACAAGAATCCTATACTAGCAATATTACTTGGGGTGCAATAAAGAGTGGAATACTAGGAGCAATAGCATCTGGTGCATTAGCATATGCTGGATTTTCAACTGGTAATATTAGTGTTCAAAATTCTGCAATAATTGGTGCTGGTGGTGGTGTTATTACTGGAGGAATATTCTCTGGTGCAAATACTTATAGCACTAGAAAAGAAATTGTGCGAAAATGTATGGAAGGAAGAGGATATAATATTTTAAAATGAAAGACGATTATATAAAAATACCTAAAACATTTGTCATAAGAGATGACATAATTAGGTACGATTATAAATCAATGAGAGATTATTTTGATAGCATTTTACAAGCAATGGGAGAAGATATGAACAAGAAAGACAAACTAGCATTATTTAAACAACTTGTTTCTGAAATCAATATCAAAAGGTTTTCACAAGCAGAATATGTTGATGTTATTAATGCTATTTATAAACAAATATATAAGGAAAAAAACAAATGAGATTTAACAAACAAAAAGAAGAATTATTAGACTTAGATTATGCAATAGCAAAAATTATGGTTGAAGAACAAAAGACTAGATTTGAAGACATCTGGGAAAGGTTAGACCCTAAGTGGAAAAACAATAATAATAGATGGTACATACAAGTAAAACTAGAAGACTATTGTGACATTATATAGAGACCAAATTAAATTTTTTTTTGATAAATTAAATTTAGCAAAAGTGCATTGGAATATCATTGCAGATGATGATACTGTTCATCCATTTACAAATATTGATGTAATAAATAGTTTTCAAAACTGTCCAGAAGATGGTCTAAAAAGCACATATGTCACTCTCTGTCAAATGCACGGAGATAGAATGCAGATTAACTCATTCTTAAAAGGGATAGCTACTCACTACTGTAATAATAGATTTACACTTATCAAAGCACTTAAAGAGGATTATGAAAAACAAACATCCAAAGAAGGTAAAAAGTTTTTCTATGATTTATTAGCAAAATTTACAGAGAGTGATTTAAAAAAAGCAGAAGTCTTAGATTTTTGGAAAGAAATTAATTCTCAATAGTCCATTTCTCATATTCACTTTTAAGTCTATTAAAGGTCATTACAGATACTGGGTCACTATGAAAATCTGTCCTAGATTTAATACCAAGTATTGCTCTTAAACCTTTAGCAATAGTATCTTCTTGATTGGGAATAACATCTAACATCTTTTTTTGTGTTCTTAGAAATCTACCAAAGTTTACTTCTTTACATAACATTCCAGCTTGTTGAATTGTCTTAACAACCTCTTCGTTCTTGTTGACAACTTCCTCATTCAAACCAGCAATAGCTACCCATTTTTCTGTAGATGGTTGTGGCATTCCGAACATTGATACAAATTCTTCTGCTTTTTCTATAGGTATTTCTACTCCAATCTGAATTACATTTCTTGATTTGATAAGTTTGTAATCAGAATAAGTTCCTCTTATAATTCTATTAGTCTTGGTCATAAAGTTTCACCATATTTTATTGCTTTACTTAGTCTTGCTTTGTTTATTTCATTACCTCTAAAAATCATATTATATTTATGTGCCATACGAAATGTGCGACCAAAGCCACAACAAGGGTCTAAAACCACTGCGCCGTCAAAAGCACATTGCTGTATTATAGCATCTGTACACTTATCACCAAAGGTATTTGTGATAGAAGATTCATCAAAACTAAAGTTATTAGTGTTTGCAAAATACATAATATGCAAAGGTAGTAACTTATGCCCACCTCTATACAAAGTGTTAAAAATTTGTTTCATCTGAAACTCAGTATTTTTTTCTATAACATTTCTAAAATAATCAGAGAACCTTAATCCCATTTCAATGATTACAATAGAATTTGACTTGCTATATTTATTGATTATATCACAAAAGCATTTAACAAAATATTCCCAATCAACCTCAAACTTATTTATATTATTCATTTTAGCATTCATAGTATTCCAAAACTTTAGATTACCAATTCCCCAAGGTGGGTCAGAATACAATATATCAAACTTTTCGTTGTTCATTAAAAGGTCTATATAACCTTTAGTAATATCTCCGTTTAAAAGTTTATGTTGATTGTATTGAATTAAATTACTCATAATATGGGCTTTTCAACCAAAATTGTTGGGCTAACACTTTAAGACTCTGAGTATCACCAAAATATTTCTGCGAAAATTTAGATTCACTACCCATCCTATGCAACTCCGTATGATGAAATAGGCATAAGGGAACGAGGTTCTTGTCATTAGACTTTCTTCCCATTCCCTTAATACCATCAAAGGGTTTTAATAAATGATGTGCCTGTAGGGGAGGTTGGCATTTATCATCACCTACTATGCACCTTTGATTATGTATCCAAGAAAGATGTTGTTTATTTACATATCGCTTTGTCATAATATTTTCTATATGCAGACGGAACAAGTATCTTCTCTCCTTTATGGTCTATTATACAGACTCCTTTTTCATCTGTAATATACCCATCCTTATTAATAAAACCAATCTTAGAAGGGTACATTGTCATCTAAATCCTTATCATCCAGTTTCTTTTCAATTTCGTCAAGACCTTTCTCTTGCTCTTTGTCAAACTCAACAGAGACAGATAAATAATTTAATTCAGAACCATCATCTCTTTTCTTGACTTGTTTCCATCCAGCAATCTTAAAATTAAAAGTATTAAATTCAAAATTACCATAAACATCTGGTTGGTTTGAACCTTGTTCTTTTTTTGTATTAATATTAAAATAACCGACCTTGACATAAATAGGAAACTTTTTCTTACCTTCTTTATTTGTGTATTCCGAAACAAGAAACTGCTGGTCATCCCCATTAACATTTATTTTTCCACCTTTAAATATTTTATCAGTAGAATTATATAATGCTCCTCTGTTTAATTTTTTATCTTCCATATTATACTCCTTTAATTTCACCTTTATATTTATATCTAGCATATCTAACCTTGTGACCATATTTGTCAGTTGCATCTTCAATGTCAGTTATAATATTATAATTATTCTTTAGATTAAAAATAATACTACTTAATCTCATTGAACCATAATAGTCATAAGCATCTTTAGGTGTAATTGATTTATATTTTTTAAGATGTGCTAAGACCTTTTGTGTTTTGTTAAATTTAGGCATTAAGAATCTCCCTTGCTAAGTTAATATTTTTTTGAACGATTTCGTTTGGTTCTTTCTTTAATAGTTTCTCTGCAAAACTAAAGCATTTTGCATATTCACGAAGTCTAGGTGTTCCTCTTCCATCATTCTTTTGTATATAATTTACAAGACTATTTAACTGTTTAGACCAAAGAACAATGTCAGATGTATTAACTTCATTACCTTTATAATCAATATATTTTAAAGTATTAACTTCTATACTTGGTTTGTCGGCTTCTTGACCAGCATTTCCATCATCATCTGTATCTATATCACCTTCAAGGTTTAACATAGGTTGAAGCAGATACCTTCTTAGATAGGTTATTTTGCTACCTACAGTTTGGATATTGTCATATGTACCCATATCTGCACTAGAACTAAGAAACTGTCCACTCTCGGTGTGTATAATCGTTTGTACGAAAAAGTTTTTAGTGTTTATTCTACACATACAAGAATGTATGGATAGTTTGTGTTTTTTTAAGCTAGGCATACACGATTCAAAAATGTCTGCTAGTGTAGAATACTCACTTCTAAAATGAGGATTTTTACCAGACTTTTTTAAAGGTTGAAAATCTTCTTGCGATTTTGATAAAGCAACAAGTATCTTATCAGTTTCATCACTAGAATATTTTATGAAGGCATTACCTTCAGCAGTTGTATGTATCATTTTATACTCCATAGTTTTTTTGCATTGTTAATATCATCTTGACCCCATTCCCAAGAGTCCAGATTTGGATAGTGCATTGAAGCGATTTCTTTTATATCATCAGATATAGATAGAAACTTCTCAATACCTTGACAGATAGCAACGACTTCTTTCATTGTGTTTTCAATATTACTAACACGATAAGTGGTGCAATGTTTTTTAGAAGCATAGTCAACCCAAGCATCTTTATTTGTTGCAGTAGAATATATTGCTAATTGTCTATTAACCGAATGAGGTAATGCAGATGGAATTGCTCTAGTGGTTTTTAAATCTCTAATGCTTCTTTCACATTCTAAATCTATGTAACCAATAATAGGTAACTTTAGACCATCTATATTTAATTCAACTTTGGATTGCATTTTGATAGGTTCATCATCAATATTATAATAAGTCGGAAATCCAGACATAACATAGTGTGGAATATCTGCTCTTTCTTTTTCTATTTTTTTCTCATCAAATTTTTGATTAAGACCTAGTAACTCAGAACTATAAAATGCTAAAGCATCATCTATATGCTCTTGGATGTTTTTTTCTTTATAAAAAGGAACTGATAATAATTGTTTCTCAACTGCACTCCCTCGTAGTGTTGAAGGATTACCATTGAAATCATCATACCCAGCAACCTTTAAAATAAATTTTGATTTATCACGAACAAATAGATTTATTGTTGATGCAGAAAAATATTCTATATAGTTTTCTAGTTTACTCATATTACCTCGTTGGGTTTTTTATGAGTTCAGTATATACAAAAAGTACAACTTGTCAAATTAAAATAATGCCTTATAATATTAATATGAATTTAAAAGACTATTTAAAACTAAATGGGATATCCAGAGAGAAGTTTGCAAACGAAATGGGCGTCAGCTACGCATCTGTGATAAAATGGGTTTATGGTGGTAGATTTCCAAGACCAAGTGCATTGAACAAAATATATGAACTTACAGAAGGAAAAGTACAGGCCAATGACTTCTTACAACAAATTCAAAAATAAACCACAAGTTGTTGACGGCATTAGATTTGATTCTATCAAAGAAGCAAATAGATATTCTGAATTAAAACTAATGTTAAGAGAAAATGAAATAAAAGATTTGGAATGTCATCCAAAGATTCCATTGATTGTAAACGATAAAAAAATTGGAACTTATGTAGCAGACTTTAGATATTACGACAATGCTTTTAAGAAAACAATAATTGAAGATGTAAAGTCAGTTGCAACAAAGACTCCAGTATATAATCTAAAAAAAAAGATATTAGCTACATACACTCCCCCCATTGAAATTGTAGAGATTTTCTAGTATATTATAATTAGCCAGATGGCAAATTAATCAGATTCCAAATGGGATTTACAAAAAGGGAAAACTAAATGTTAGACCCAATCTCAGTTCTTGGAATTGCAACAACAGCATTTAATACTTTGAAAAAAGGATTTGAACTTGGTAAAGATGCCGAGTCAATGATAAAAGATGTGGGTCGCTTTATGCACTCTGTTGACGATATTAAGAACGCACACAAAAGTAAAAAGGGAAAAATTGGTTCTGTAGAAGAAGAAAGTTTAGAAACATATGTTGCATTAAAAAAAGCAAAACAAATGGAAGATGAGTTACGAAATTTTATGAACGCAAATTATGGACTCAATGCCTGGAATGACATATTACGCATTCAAGCCAGATTACGCAAAGAAAGAAAAGAAGCAATCCTTAGAGCAAAAAGAGAAAGAGAAAAATTAATAATGTATATATTGATAGCTATTGGTGGCTTATGTTCTTTATGGGTAGTGTTCTACATTATCTGGAAAGCAATGGGAAGATAATCTATGGATAGATTTCTAAAAAAATGTATGTCATCGCATTGGTTTTGGATATATTTATTTGTTATAATATCTTCTGCAATAATTACATTCATTGAATTTTTGACAACATAATTGCGAAAACTAAAAAGAAAACTTAAATGGAAACGATTTCCAAAGATTTCTGTCTTACCTTACAAATCTCCTGTTGTGTGTTGGCATAGTACAAAAAAAAGTGTATTGTTAGAGGGAGAAGAAGAGTATAGGGATATAATTATACCGAAGGACAAAAAAAATGATTAACAAAACGACTTATCAAAAAAACAGAAGATATATGGCGTGGTGTGCTTTGATTATGATGTTTATTTCCACCATTGCCGTTCTAATCAATCCAGATAAATTTGCAAAAGCTGATTCAATATTGATGATGATGTATGGTTCTTTATCAGCACTTGTTGGTGCATATTTTGGATTTGCAAAAAACAACAATGACAAAAGCAAATAAAATAATATTTGTGCTTCTGGTTATAGAAATATCCTTACACATAGCAGAAATTCTTTTTGATATGTTTCAACATATTCACTTTTACGGATTTAATTGGTGAGATACGCCTATAAAAATAAAGCTAACAAACGAATGTACTATATTTTATTATTTGGTATAGGCTTACATATTTTAGAACTGTGGTTAGATATATCTTTTTTTGATTATTTAAAAAAATTGGATTGGGAAGATGATTAAGATTGTAAAAAAAATAAAAGAAAGGTTTGCAAATGCAGACAATGTAATTGATGGAATAGTGGATATTGGATTGTTAGTCTTTGATGTGTTGTCATCACCAATTTTGTTAGTGATGAGACTTGTACGATATTACATAAAGAAATGGATAAAAACATTCATCAAAACATTCTTAAAAAAAACATATCACAAAATATATGACAAATAATTACCAATGGTCTTTTCTAAGATTCTTTGGGATATAGATAGCATTCCCAACAATGACATCATAGAACTGATATGAATTGTTATCAGAAGAAAAACTTCTCTCCCAGACCTCAGTTGCATATCTATTAATACTTTTGTTCCTTAGTTTACCTTCTTCACAGATTAAGAAACAATCTCCACCCATAAGATTGACACATTCAATCATATCAGTTCCTACTAATTCATATGCTTCTTTTAGGGTTGGAATCTCTTCTTCTTTTTTTACAATGTAAGTCAAGATTCCATTAGCACCTAAGTTTACTTTCACTATTCCTCCATTCTCTCAAAGTCAGTAATAATATCTTCTTTGTTTTTTATTACTGTATTAATCTTATCTATTGCTACACCAAGATTTGCTTCTGCTTCATCATTTGTTGCAACTGCTTTAAGCATAAAAGATTTTACCTTCTGTAAGTTGTTAATGTCTTCTAAAATATCATTCATTTATTTACTCCTGTTGTTGTTTATAAACTCATAGTACAGTAAATAATATTATATGCAAGTTTTTTTGTACAAAAAGTAAAAGATATTTGAAATAAAATAAATTTAGTATAAAGTCAAATTTATGAGTTTTAAATGTATTGCAAATTGTATTGAGGTAAATGACATAAAATCTACTACAAAACTCGTATTAATTATGTTAGCAAATTATGCTGATGAAAATAATCAAACATTTCCAAGTAAAAAACATTTAGCAAAAATTTGTAATTGTGACGATAGAACTGTAACCAGATGCCTTTTAGAATTAGAGCAAAAAAAGTACATAAAAAAAGAAACAAGATTTATTGATGGTAGACAAACATCAAACCTTTACACTATAAAAATAAAAGACTTAGGGGGTGCAAATCTGTCACCCTCCCCCACCACAAATATGTCACCCCAATATACTATCATTAAAGATACTAAAGAGGTTATTAAAAAAAAGAGTAATGGAAGAAATGAATATTCAGAAGAGTTTGAAGAGTTCTGGAAACTATATCCAGATTCAGACCATAAAACTAAAAAGGATAAGACTTTTATAGAGTGGAAAAAATATCCAGATAAACAACAATTAAAAAAGTTTCTTAATAATTACATTCAAAGAAAGGGGGGGAGATTTATTCATAATCCATATAATTGGTTTAAAGATAAAGTATATCTAAACTATAAATCTGATATAATAAAAGAACAAAAAACAAAAAACTCACTAGCTGGGTAAGGAGTAGTAATGGAAAGACAACTAAACGAACAAGGAATTTATTTAACTTCCTACAGTATTGGAACATATAAAACATTTTGTCCTAAATGTAGAAACAGTAGAAAGTCACAAAACCGACACGACACACCACTATCAGTTACGATTGAAAATGACAAAGCATTATTTAATTGTCATAATTGTGACCACACTGGCATAGCAAGTGACAAACAAACTTATCAAACTGTACCTAAGTCAAATCCAGATAAATTAAATTCTTGGTTTCAAAAAAGAGGAATTAGCAAAAAGACAACAGACGATTTAGGAATCTATGAATGGAACGAGAATATTTGTTTTCCATATATTCAAGACGGAGAAACAAAGAATGTCAAATATAGAACTTATGATAAAAGGTTTAGACAAAAACCAAATGCTCAAAGAACTTTATATAATATTGACAATGTAAAAAAATATTGGAAAGCCACAGGAAGCAAAAATATTATAATTTGTGAAGGTGAGATGGATGTTATTGCATTTTATGAAGCTGGTGTTATAAATGCCGTATCACTTCCAGATGGTGCGCCTAAATCTGCAAAGTTTGATTTGAAAGATTTAAGATTTAGTGCATTAAAAAATTGTTCTTTTCTTAATGAGGTTGATAAAGTCTATATTGCAACAGACCAAGACGAAGCTGGTAAAGCATTGCATCTGGAATTAGTGCATAGATTTGGTAAAGACAGATGTCTACGAGTCAAATTTCCAGACCAGCAAGGAGACATTCCAACTAAAGATGCAAATGAATGTTTAATGAAACTTGGAAGGAATACTCTAATACAATGCTTAAAAGATGCTATTCCATACCCTATAGATGGGATACACACAGTCAAGAATTACCAACAAGAAGTTTTTGATATCTATGAAGGTAAAATACAAAGACCCCTCTCTACAGGGTTTAAAATCCTTGATACGATATATAAAATTCAAGCTGGAACATTTCATTTGGTGACTGGTGTACCGAATCACGGAAAGTCAAATTTTATAGACCAATTAGCAGTCAATATGTTAAGAGAACACGGATGGAAGTTTTGTATATTTTCTCCAGAGCATTCAACACCTCAACATATTAGAAGAATAGTAGAAAAGATTGTAAAGAAACCATTTGATGACGGAGTGTCTCAGAGGATGAGTGTAGAGGAATTAAATAGAGGTTTAAATGTTCTAAATAATAATTTTTATTTTATGGAAAACAAAAATGACATTCCCACGATTGATTGGATACTTGATAAAGCAAAGCAATCAGTATTGAAGTTTGGTGTAAAAGGGATTATAATTGACCCCTATAATGAGATAAACTCAACTAGAGAAGGGAATAAAAGAGAAGATGAACATATTAGAGATATTATCAGCAAAGTTAAAAAGTTTTGTAGAACACACGAAGTCACTATGTGGATGGTTGCCCACCCAAGTAAAATGCCTAGAGCAGAAGATGGTTCAATCCAAGTGCCGACCTTGTACGATGTTAGTGGTTCTGCTCATTGGAATAATATGTGTGATGTTGGTCTGGTAGTTGCTAGAAATTTTGATACACAACAAACCAGAGTAATTACAAGAAAAGTTAGAGAGCAAGGATTGTATGGAAACATTGGAGAATGTTTTTTTAGATACGATTTATCAGAAAGAGTTTATAAAGAGGTAGTAGACTCATCCAAACCAGAAGCACAAACCCATTGGAATGATTGATGAAAAATTCCAAATCAACATTTATGAAAATATATCAAGACACAAATGTTTTTGATAAGGCATTAGAAAGAATTAATTGGTTGTTTGATGAGTTTGATACTGTTGCAACAAATATTTCTGGGGGTAAAGATTCAACAGTAGTTTTAGAATTGTTGATAAAAGTAGCTAGGGAAAGAAAAAGACTTCCAGTCAAAGTTTTATTTTTAGACCAAGAAGCCGAATGGACTGAGACCATACAACAAGTTAAATATTCAATGGAAAGAAAAGAAGTTGAACCCTATTGGTTTCAAATACCTTTTATAATTCAGAATGGAACATCAACTATAGATTGGTGGTTAAAGTGCTGGGATAAAGAAAAACAAGACAAGTGGATACACCCATATCAAGAAATATCATATAAAGAAAATGTCTATGGTTCAGATAGATTCTATAAAATTATGGATTTAATTTACGAAAAAGAATGGGGTTCAAATATTGCTGTTTTAGGAGGAGTTAGAACTCAAGAGTCAGCAACTAGAAAACTTGGGGTTTGTGCTGATGCAACCTACAAAGGAGAAACTTGGGGAGCAATCAGAAATAAAAAGAAAGGAATATATTCGTTTTATCCGATTTATGATTGGACTTTTCACGATATCTGGAAAGCAATACACGACAATGGATGGAGATATAATAAGGTTTATGACTCAATGTACCAATACGGACTTCCTTTTAGCAGTATGAGAGTTTCTAACCTTACACACGAGACTGCAATCAAAAGTAATTTTTATGCACAAGAGATAGACCCTAATGTTTATGAAAGGCTTACACAAAGAATTGGTGGAATTGATATGGCCTCAAAATTTAATGAGGATTATTTTGTTAATGATTTACCTTATATGTTTAAAGACTGGACAGAATATAGAGACTATTTATTGGAGAACTTAACACAAGACAAATACAAAAAATATTTCAAAGGATTGTTTAAGAGAAACCAAAACACATACGGAAGAATATTAGAACAAGTTCCAGAACTGTTAGTAAAATGTAGAAAGGCACAAATCCAAAGTATTCTTACAAACGATTGGGAGGGTACAAAGATGGAAAACTTTAGACGATTACCTTTGTTAGCAAGGTATAGACGAGAAGAATTAGAAGGAGTTAAAAGTGACTTTTGATAAACACCCAATAAGTAATATTAAGTGGATTAAGATTGATAAGGTACAAGCAAATAATTACAACCCAAATGCAGTTGCTAAAAATGAGATGAATCTACTATACACATCAATCAAGGAGGATGGATATACACAACCGATTGTAACTATCTACGATAAAAAGATTAACAAATATATTATTGTTGATGGATTTCACAGATATACAATTATGAGAATGTATAAAGATATATATGAAAGTACAGATGGGCATTTACCTGTCGTTGTTATAGAGAAAGGCATAGAGGAAAGAATGGCATCTACTGTACGACATAACAGAGCAAGAGGGAAACACAACATAAATGGAATGGCAAACATTGTATTCAATATGCTGGATAATGGAATGGATGATAAAACAATATGCAACAAACTTGGATTATCAGCAGAGGAACTAATAAGATTGAAACATACGACAGGATTTAGTAAGCTATTTGAAAACACAGAATATTCAAAGGCTTGGGAAACACGAAGACAATTAGAATTGAGAAAAGAATATGAAAATAGAAACAGTTGATATCAATACAATAAAACCTTATTGGCGTAACCCACGAAAAAACAACGATGCGATTGAAGCCATAAAAAATAGCATTACAAAATATGGATACAACAATCCTATTCTAATTGATAAAGATAATGTTATTATTTCTGGGCATACAAGATATATGGCGCTGAGGCAGTTACAAAAAAAAGATATTCCGATACTAAGACTAGATTTGTCAGAGCAAAAAGCAAAAGAGTTTAGGATAGTAGATAACAAATCCTCAGAGTTAGCCTTATGGGATGATGAGAAACTTATGCAAGAACTGAGAGAAATATCTGACATTGATGATATGCAACAATATTTTAATGATTTAGATTTGAATAAAATCATATCAGAAAATCTTGAGGTCAAACCGATTGAGGTGAGTGATGAAAATTTAGGCAAAACTCTGGAAGAACAAGAAGATAATTTTGTTAATACTCAAGAAGAAAATCTACATAGAGTGATGTGTCCTCATTGTCTTAAAGAACATTATGTAAATAGAGAAGAGTTAAATAATTTTAAACCAGATTGGCAAACAAAACTTGCAGAGGAATAAGGGTCACTTCGGAGACAAACAAACAAACTTTAGTGACCCTTATATGAGGTTGCTCTAAAACATATTATAAGCACTCTCTTTGTTAGCATCAGTTCTTGCATCATACAAAAACTTTTGGTCTAAAGAGAAGTCCTCATAACCCCTAGCGATTGTGTCAAAATAACTACGGCTAGGAGGAGCAATTCTATTTGTATTCATTGTATAAGTGAGGGCAACTTTACCATCAATATCAAAATACAACTTTCTATACAGATGAGGAAAACCTTCGTAGATATCTAAGGCTTTTTCACAAGCATCTGAAATTTCCCAAAGACCCATAGGGCAACTTGCACCTTTGTACTCCTCAATGTCTGCAACACCTCTGAATACTAATCTAAAGTCTGGTACAAGAATCTTTCCTAGTGGTTTTGCTAGAGGACAACGAAATTTCATTTGTCCTCTATGTAAGTTACTTCCATATGCTAAGTACAACATTATGCACTCCTTTCTTCGTTAAATCCATCAGTTCTGTCTTCGTAGTAACAAGCAACCAATTCATTGATTCCATCAAACAACTTGTCAGTTGAGGTAGTAACTTCTAAGTTTTTTGCTAAAGTTCTAAGACCTTCCATATTCAAAATACCAACGGCAGTCTTTCTGTTGTAAGAAGTATATAAGTGGGCATATACTCTGTCATAACTATATCTGACACTTGTTGAATCAGCACCACCTTTTGGATTATGGTTGATGAACTCAAAACCAAAACTTCTTTTTTGAACAAACTCAATCCCAAGAGTTGTCAAAGCAAACTTCATAACACCAAATGCTCTTTTTTTCTGGGCAGAAGTCACTTCAGCATTTGCATCAAAGTTAGTAGGAATAGCATTACCATTTTTCTTACCGATTGAATTTTTAGACTCAAGAATAAAATCTGCTAAGAAAGCAATCCACATTCTGATTTTTAGAGCATTAGCAGTTCCAGAGTGATGTCTGAACTCAATAGTTCCCGTTCTACCATAAACACTTGTCAAATTTACTTTCTGTTGTCTTCTACTTTGTCTTGACAATGTTCTTGCACAATCAGAATCAAAGTTCATATTGATAAGAGAAGAACAATAAGAGTTAGAGTTTGCTCTTCTACTTCTTGGCATAAATGAATCAATCTGACTCTCAAATCTTTGGTAACGAGTAACTATGCTTTTGATTACTGCACCATCTTCCTTGATACCATTCCAAGAGAAGTGAATGTGAAGTCCACAGTTTCTGTCAATGTTTGCATTTGCAGATTTAAGAACCTTACAAATCTTGTCAATCTGACCTAAGTCATTAAGTGTAAGGATTGGAGATACAAGTTCACCACCAATCATATTTCTTGGATTACTGTAAGAACCACGACTTACTGTTCCATCCCAACAAATCTTCCAAGTATCAAAATTTGTATTGTTATGATATCCCTCAATGACTGAAGCAATACCAATGTCTTGAAGAAGTTTTTGTACCTTCTTAGCTGAAGCATCTTTAAATTCAATTTCAACTCCAAATGTTAGTTCGTTTTTTTCCATATCGTATCTCCTAGTAAAAGTTTGTTTGTTTATACTAACATAGTACGAAATAAGTTGATGTATGTCAACAGTATTTAAAAATAAATATTAATTTTTTTTTCTAACAATATCAATGACTTACAAGGATTGAATAATTTTTTTTGTTGATGGGTATAAATAATTGTTGATTTTTAGAAACTTTTTGTGTTATAAATATATAAACAAATAAAGGAGTTAATATGAATTTAGATATTATAAAATTAGATGACATTGGAGTAAGGGTTGACTTTGCTCTAAGAAACTCAGATTCATTTCAAGAGTTTAGAGAGATTTGTGTAGATGCCTTTCTCAACTATGGAGAAGTTGAATTAGGAATCAATCAAGGTACATCTGCTGAGATATTTATGGCAAACGATTATGATTCTGAATTACTAGAATTATGGAATAGAAACTGTAATAAGTATAGGGAGTAAAAGATGAAAACAAAATATGAAAACTTTTTACAACATCTGATTCACGGAATTGATGAGCCACAAAAAACTTTTGTTAATCATAATAAAATTGGTTTTACTAAAGATAGGTTTGCTCTTAAAGGTAAGTTGTTATCAGCAACAAAGATATTTTTAAGTGACGATTTTGTAAATAAACAATTTGTCAAATATAGTGCTAAGTGCAAAAAAGATTTAGATAAGAAGAATAAGAAATTAACTTGCCCAATAGAAATTAGAGAACTACACCAAGAGTTATTTAGCAACTCACTTCCTCTTTATGATAATATGTTAATATTATTTCCCTACACTGTGACATTAAAAAAGCTAGAATTTATGGCTGGGTGTTGGATTAGAAGATTTAAGCCATCTAGTAATTCTAGGATTATCAGCAAAACTGGATTATTAAGTAAAATAAAAGATACATCAGCATTATATATCATTAGCACATTTGACAATTCTTGTAAGTATCACGGATATGATGAAAGATTAAATTTAAGTTTGGTTGACTACTTCATAGACTTCAGTGGACAAATTAGTGATATTCATACAAAAGCAAAAGATGATTTTTTTATGAAAGAGGAGTTTGGTGATTTTATAGAGCCAGTAAAAAAGTCATATGGAAATTTCATTGATTTTGCTCCATCAACTATGCACGGAGAAAATATTAACTTTCATAAATTGACAGAAGCTGTTATGTCTGTTCAGACTTTTAAATCACAATTAAGTATCCTAACCTATCTTAATCTTTTACAATTCATTAATGCAAAGGGTTCAGAAACTATTCCATTCAAATCACATCTACCAATAAAGAAAAGAAGTAATGTAATAAAAGGTTTTGAATACAAAATGCTTGAAGTAAAAAAAGCCAATACTATCACAACTAGATATGGAGATTCAATTAATAAGAATAGATTACATCAAGTTAGAGGTCATATGAGACATTATCAAAGTGGTAAAAGAACTTGGATTAAATCACACGAGAGAGGTGATGAAAAGATGGGAGTAATAATCAAAGATTATAACTTCAAATAAAATTTGCTAAATGACAACTTTATGATTAAAATATGATTAAATTTTTTACATAGTATAAGGAGAATAAATGTTTAGTTTTATTACAAATCTATTTAAATCCAAACCAAAAAGACCAATGACTATAAGTCGTTTACATATTATGACTAAGAAAGAACTAGAAACATTTGGTCGCAAGAACGGAATAGAACTTGATAGAAGGTTTCATAAAAACGATTTGGTAGACCAGTTATTCAAGCATCTACAGAAAAAAAAGTAGGTGTCTTAGTATTCTGACTATGGCAAACACTTGATGAGAGTCCTTATATTGCCTTAATATTTGACAAAATGTCTAAAATAATTGAAATTATGCTGATTCGTGGTATTTTATTATTATGACTAGGCACAATGCAGATATAATAGAACTTATAAGACAAGAGTATGTTCAAGGAATTGTAGATGCCAATGGTGTAAGGTCATATCCAACAATAGATGAGTTATCAAAAAAACACTCAATACCTTCAATCACTTTGTATAGGAAATCTCAAGGAGAAGAATGGAAAAAACAAAAAGCTGATTTTCAAGAAACTTTAAGAATTGAAATAGACAAAGAGAAAAGAAAAAAGATGGCAAAAGATTCTATTGAATTTGATGAGAATAATTTACGATTAGCAAAAGCCTTACAAAATGAAATTGTTGCATTAATTACATTGTCAAACAAGAAAAGAACTGAAGGAGAGAAAAGACCATTTTTTTCTGCAAGTTCCTTAAACAGTTTGGGTATGGCATTAATGACCTGTCAAAAGGTAGGGCGATTAGCATTAGGAGAATCAACTGACAACACAAACATCACAACAACAGAGTCCACAGTTAACGAGGCTTTCCAACTTATTGACGAAATATTCAGAGGAAAGTCAAAAGAAAGCGACTCTCAATTACATTAAATACTGGAAACTTGCTAGAGACAAACAAGTGACTCCTCTAGGGGATTGGAATGTATGGTTGATACTTGCTGGTAGAGGTTTTGGTAAAACTTGGACTGGAGCATATGACATAGTAAATTATGCAATGACACATCCAAATACAATAAGTGCAGTCCTTGCTCCTACATTTGGTGACTTGAGAAGAGTGTGTTTTGAGGGTGTAAGTGGAATAAATCAGTTGATACCTATAGAATGTTATTACAATTCAAGAGCAACTGGATATAACAGAAGTACATCGGAGATTAAATTATGGAATGGGTCAAAAATTGTTGGATTCTCTGCAAGTGAGCCAGATAGACTTAGAGGAAGCCAGTATCATAGGGCGTGGTGTGACGAGTTGGCGGCGTGGAGATATCCAGAGGCATATGACCAACTGCAATTTGGTTTGCGATTAGGAAAGAATCCACAAGTTGTAATAACTACAACTCCCAGACCAACACCAATAATAAAAGAACTAATGAAGAGAGCAGAGGATGATGTTTATGTAACTCAAGGGTCAACCTTTGAAAATAAAGAAAATCTTGCTCAGTCAGCTTTAAAACAGTTTGTAGATAGGTATGAAGGAACAAGATTAGGTAGACAAGAACTGTATGCAGAAATACTTGATGACTTTGAAGGTGCATTATGGAATTACACTATGCTGGAGGATTGTAGGGTTACTAAAGAACATTTACCAGAAATGACCAAAATAATTGTCAGCATTGACCCAGCCGTTACAGCCAACGCAAATTCTGATGAGACAGGCATTATTGTTTCAGCGTTAGGTGAGGATGAAAAATATTATATACTAGAGGACAAAACTGGTAAATATTCTCCAGATGAATGGGGAAGGGTTGCCATAGAACTGTTTTATCGCTATAATGCCAATATGATTGTTGCCGAGGTAAACAATGGTGGCGATTTGGTGGAAAGATTATTACGAAGTATTGAACGAAATATTCCTTATAAATCAGTCCACGCAACAAGAGGAAAGATGGTGAGAGCAGAGCCAATTTCTGCTTTATACGAACAAGGAAAGGTATATCACTTGGGAACTTTTCCAAAATTGGAGGAACAAATGTGTTCTTTTACAGGAGATAACAGAGGGGCATCTCCAGATAGATTAGATGCTTTGGTTTGGGGTTTAACTGAACTAAGTATCTCAAACGGAAAACCAATTTGGAGAATAAGCTAATGGGTATATTTGATAATTTTAAAAAAATCTTTAAGAAACAAATCACAACAAAACAAGCGCCTATAACAATGATGAATAATGTTGGTTATTCAGCACCAAGAAAAGATAGTTACCAACAGTATGCTCAAGAAGGATATCAGCAAAACGCAGTTGTCTATAAATGTATCAATGAGATTGCTAATGGTGCGTCTGCTGTTGACCTCTGTGTATATGATGATGACATCAAGTTGGATGCCCATCCCCTTCTAAACTTACTGGATAGACCAAATCCATTACAAGCTGGTAACGAATATTTTAAATCCTTGTATTCATTTTTGCTTATAGCTGGAAACAGTTATGCTTTGAGAGTGGGTGCAGAGAACGGAGAACCACGAGAACTGTATTTACTTAGACCAGATAGGGTGAAAGTCAAACCAAGTAATAATATGATTCCTAGAGGGTATATTTACGAGGTAGGTGGTAAGGTAATAAAAGAATATGATGTAGACCCACAGACAGGACAAAGTGAAGTCAAACATTTTAAGCTATGGAATCCAATAGACGATTATTACGGATTAAGTCCTATTCATTCAGCTAGTACAGATATTGACCAACACAATTTTGCCGCCAAACACAATGTCAGTCTGTTAATGAATGGCGCAAGACCAAGTGGTGCGATTGTGTTTAAACCAAAAGATGAAGCTGGACAATCAGTTCAACTTACTGAATACCAAAGGGCGCAACTTTTACAAGATATGCAAGTAAGGTTTCAAGGAACAGATAATAGTGGAAGACCAATGCTGTTGGAAGGTGACTTTGACTGGAAAGAAATGGGATTAAGTCCGAAGGATATGGACTTCTTACAATTAAAAAATATGAGTGCAAGAGACATAGCAATGTGTTTTGGTGTACCCAGTCAACTTATTGGGATACCAGATGCACAGACTTATTCAAACATACAAGAAGCAAGACTAGCATTATATGAAGAAACAATTATTCCATTGATAAGAAGAGTTGAATCTGACTTGAATGAATACCTAGCACCATTATATGGTGAGTCAATAAATCTTAGATACGATATTGATTCTATACCAGCAATGGCAGAACGAAGAAAACGAATCTATGAAAATGTTACTGTTGCAGTAAGAGAAGGAATCATATCAAGGAATGAAGCAAGAGAACGATTAGGACTAGAACCAATCTCTGGTGGAGATGATGTTTACATTGCCGCCAATCTTTTCCCATTAGGTGAACCACAAGAATCACCATTAGAAGACGAAAAGCCTAATCCAGATAAGGAAGCCGAAGATGCCTATGGATATAAAGCAGAAGTCAGAAGAGATGTTTTCACAACAAGAGAAGAAGCTGAAGAAAGGGCAAATGAAATAGGATGTCAAGGAACACACTTCCACGACTCAGATGGGGAGAGAGTTTATATGCCTTGTGCATCGCATAGTGATTACAGAGAACTTACTGGGAGAGATTTAAAGTATCATACTGCTGACCCAGAGTATTTAGTAAATCAAGAAATAAGACGAGATGTATTTACAAGTCAAGAAGAAGCAGAGGATAGAGCAGAGGAGATAGGATGTGAAGGATTCCATACACACGATGAAGAAGGTAACATTGTGTATATGCCGTGCAGAACCCACGAAGAGTATACAAGATTGACAGGAGAAGAGTTAAAACAAATAGACCTAAAACCGACTGAAGGTATGGCAACTGAAGCAAAAAGAGCATTAGAATGGAGAAAAGAATTTAAGAGAGGTGGTACTGCTGTTGGTGTTGCAAGAGCAAATCAACTTGTAAACAGAGAAAATCTTTCTGAAAGAACTGTTCTTAGAATGTATAGTTTCTTTTCCAGACACGAGGTAGACAAACAAGCAGAAGGTTTTGAACGAGGTGAAAAAGGATATCCGAGTGCTGGAAGGATAGCTTGGGGTCTATGGGGTGGAGATGCTGGATTTACTTGGAGTACAAAGAAAAGAGAACAAATAAATAAAGAGATAGAAAAGTTAGCTTGTGCAGATAACGAAGAGAAAGCCGTAAGTGGTAAAATAAAAAAGGCATTAGAAAAAAAGGTCAAAGACCACAACGATAAGCACGGAGACAAAAAAGGTAAACGAGTTACTGTTGGTATGCTTGGTAAAGTTTTTGTCAGAGGTGTAGGAGCATACCGAACAAACCCACAATCAGTACGACCAAATGTGACAGGGCCAGACCAATGGGGTCTTGCACGAGTAAATGCCTTTCTGTTTGCAGTCAGAAGTGGTAGATTTAGAAGTGGACAGTTTGATAGAGATTTACTTCCAAAAGACCATCCCTTATATAGAGCAAAAGAAAAAGACAAAAAGTAATGTTTACTAAGAAACAAGTAAAACAAACTTTTTTCAATTCCAAAAAAAGAATAAACATCCGTAGAGAGTTTGCATCACAGAATAGACTAAGGATAAACTTTGAACGAAAGCTAAGAAAGCAACTCAAGGGATACTTTACTAAGGTGTTCAATGATTTCGCAACAGAGTACGAGAATATGGGATTGATTGAGACAGCATTCTCAAGAAACCAAGATATGATATTTAAGATACTTGATAATCATTACAGAGTTGTCATAGAGGCATTTGGTACGAGGATGCTTAAACAATTTACAAAAGAAGATTCCCAATTTGAAGCAATCTACAGGGAGTTTGCTAGAGAACACACAGGGAAAAACATTGTTGGTATTAATCAAACCACAAGAAAGCACATAGCCAAAATTGTAACGATTAACCTTACCGAAAATCTGGGAGTTGCACAGATAGCAAAAAAAATACGAGAAGAAAGCGACAGTAGGTTTACTAAATTAAGAAGTGCCACGATTGCTAGAACGGAGACACACAATGCCTCAAGTTTTGCAAATCATAGGATTGCACAGTCAATGAACATACCAGACCAACAAAAGCAATGGGTTGCTACTCTGGATAACAGAAGCAGAGATGCACATTTAGCAATGAATGGTAAGACAGTACCAATAGACGAGGATTTTATCGTTGGTGGTAGACCTATGGGGTATCCAAGCGACCCTAGAGGTGGTGCAAGTAATGTTATCAACTGTAGGTGTGTTGTTATCTATACATCACCAGAAGATGTGATTACAGACGATACAACATTAACTCCAAAACCAAGACAAGCACGAGATTTACCAAAGCCAGTTCAGTTTAGTATTACTGATGTAGTTATAGCTAGAAATTTAAGAGGAACAGATACACCAAAAGATTATGATAGGAAACTATTAGATGGAACAAATGAAACACAAAAAAAAGTTATGGCAAATTTACCAAAACCAAGAGCAATTATTGGTGGTAGTGGATATATGGAGTGGGGTACTCATACTCTTTCTTCACCTCTAACAAGAAGCACATTAGTCCACGAGTACGGACACCACATTGACCAACAAATAGGATATTTAGAGAAACTTGGAAAAACAGAAGCAATCAACAAAACAAAAAAAGGATTTGATGGAAGTAACTTAGGATTTACTCAAGGAAATAAAGAGTTAAGAGAAGCATTTGAAAAAGATAAAGATAAGCTAAAATTTGGTAAACTAACAACAGTTCCAAAAAAAGATAGAGAGGAATATAAAAGACTGAGGGAAAGAAATTTACAAGGATTTAGGGATGAGTTATTTACCATAAAAAAAGACACTATAAGAGAAGTCAATTTGGGAGATGGAGTGAAAGGGGTGATTACAACGAGAGGAAAAAAAGAATTTAAATACAAGAACTCAGATTCGCTTTCAGATATTGTAGATGGTATGGTCAAAGGTGATTTTAGATATACCTATGATACTTTTGGTCACTCCAGAGGTTATTGGAAAAAAAGGAAAGATAGAGATTTATCTGAAACTTTTGCTAATTTCTTTTCTGCATATGCTGATGAAGGTGGTAAGGCATTTATGCAAAAATATATTCCGAATACATTTAAGATTATGGAGAAAAAGTTAATAGAGATATCAAACCTACCAAACTAAATAAGATATTTTTTTTTCTTTCTTTTGGTATTTTTTTTCCACTAACTAAAGCATCAATGATGATATCTGATTCCAATTCAAACCAATTACTTGAATTTGGTTCTGGCTCTTCACCAAAGACCTTTTTATACAAGTCACGATAGTCTTGTGGGGTCTTGGCTTTATTTAAAGCATCTATAATTTCTTCTTTTGTCATAATATTACTCCTATATAAGTTTATACATTGTTGTTACACATAAATCAAATACAAAAAAAAAGGGTCATTACGACCCTTCTTTTTCAGCAATGTATTTTTATTTTTCTAATCTAAACTAAGATAAATGGATTTAAATATGTACCAATAAACAAATTTTTACCAGTATAATCCATTTTATATATATTTTTTTCAATAATCCAATCTATGTAACTTCCATCAGTATTAAAAATGTCTATATTTGCTTTTTCTACATTCACCCATCTTGCATTGCCACCCGATATAACATACACATAAACACCAGTGGCTTTTTTTATTAATTTTTTTAATTGATTTTCTTTTCTCATTTTTTCTCCTAGTTTAATATCTTTGTATTAATATTTCTTCCCACATATCTAAAGCCATCTCATCCCTTTTTTTTCGTCCAGAAATGATATATTGAACTTTTTGATATGCTGATTTATTAGCAGTCTTATAATCCATACCTAAGTCAATACATCTTTTTACTTCAGAAATATATCTGACTTCACAGTTATGGTCTTTGGCGTGTCTATATGACCTTTCATTAATTTTATATACTTTGTTATTTTTCATTTTTTCTCCTAGTTTGTTTGTTTTTATTTTATGCACTTTCTTTTTCATTATGTACATCTTCTTGAACTTCAACATTAGTGTAATCATAATCATCTTCTATTGTATCATTTGCCCAAGCTATTAAATCCTTTGCTAATTCTAATGCTTCTGTTCTGTTAAGATTTACACAGTTCATATCATCAGTAGATTGCATCCAATTAGTATTAGGGTTTCTTTTTGTCAAGACACTTAATCTTGCTCCATCAAAACCAGCATATTGTCTTAAACTTATTGTTCTTGTGTTTGATGATTTAACTCTTTTTCCCATTTGTTTTCTCCTAGTTTGTTTGTTTGTTTGTTATCTTATAATACCAAATTGTTGTTCTATGTCAACACCAAATGCAAATAAATATTGCATATCGTTGTAAGTCATTGATTTTATTGAAATCTTTTTTTTATATTTTTTTGGGAATAGAGGGAAGATAAACAAACAAAGGTCGGAGTAACGACAAACTTCCCTCTAGGTGTCACTTTAGCAAATTATTGAGGTATTACAAGAAAAATCCCTTTGCTATTGGCTTTTTGTTTTAAATGTGCTACAAAAATAATTATGCCTATTGCGAAAACAATTTGGTGTGAAAGGAACAACAAAGTATGAGTGAAATGCAAACTGAAACCCAAGAGCAAGAATTTAAATACATTGACATTCAATGTGAACTAAAAATGGAAACTGATGAAGAGAAAGGGTCTGGAAGATTTTCTGGATATGCTTCTATATTTGGCAACAAAGACTTAGGTAATGATGTTGTTGAAGAAGGGGCATTTGCAAAATCATTAAGGAATAAAAGTGCAAAGTCAGTGAAGATGTTATATCAGCACAAAACAGATGAGCCAATAGGAGTTTACAAAAAAGTAGTGGAAGATGAAAAAGGTTTATATGTTGAAGGTCAACTCGCAATGGGTACTCAAAGAGGTAAAGAAGTTTATGAGTTAATGAAAATGGGTGCTATTGATGGTTTATCTATTGGATACAAGGTTGATGCTAAAGGATATGAATATGACGAAAGAGGTAAAAGAAGGAAACTTAAAGAAGTAGACCTTATGGAAATTTCAGCAGTAACCTTTCCTATGAATCCCAAAGCTAGGGTTCGTAAAGTGAAAGGAGTTGAAAATACGATTCGTGATTGGGAAGAAATGTTACGAGAGGTAGGAGGACTTTCACGGAACGAATCTAAAGTGGGTGCAAAAGCACTTACACAGGCACTTTCTCAGCGAGATGTTGAAGATGGTAAGCCAGAACTATTAAACTCAATAACAAACTTAACTCAACTGATAAAAGGAGAATAATATGTCAGAAGTTGACCAAAATGAAGTTAAGTCAGCAGTTGAGGGTATTGGAAAAGCATTTGAAGAATTTAAAGCTACCAATGACCAAAAAATTGCAGACTTAGAAAAAAAAGGTACAACAGACCCTCTTGTTGAAGAAAAACTTGTTAAAATTGAAAAGTCGTTAGATAGTTTGGAAGATATCAACCAAAAAGTAACACTTGCTCAAAAGAAACAAGAAGAATTTGATGAGAAAGTCAACAACTTTGAATCTTTATTAAAAAGACCAAATGTTGGTGGTACTGTTGAACAAATTGATAAAAAAGTAAACATCTTTGATAGATGGTTACGAAAAGGCAAAGAAAACTTAGCACCAGAGGAAGTCAAAGCATTAACTGTTTCTGATGACACTCAAGCTGGTTATCTTGCTCCACCAGAGTATGTAAGAGAATTATTAAAGACTCTTACTGAAATCTCTCCAGTTCGTTCTATTGCGAGAGTCAGAGCAACTTCCCAAAGAAGTGTTCAGATTCCTGTAAGAAGTGCAACATTTACTGCACAATGGACTGCTGAGTCTGGAACAAGAAGTGAAACTACTGGATATACAACACAGCTAGAAGAAATTCCAGCACACGAAGTATATGCGTTAGTAGACATTTCAGAACAAGAACTAGAAGATTCTGTTTTTGACCTTGAGTCAGAAATGCAACAGGAATTTGCAACACAATTTGCTAAAGCAGAAGGTAATGCAATGACAGTTGGTGACAAAATCAATAAACCAGAAGGATTTACTGCTGGTATTACTGCTTCTGTTGCTGGTGGTTCTGGTGCTGTAACAGCAGACACTTTAGTTACCCTTGTTCACTCTTTAAAAACACCTTATAACCAAAATGCAGTTCTAGCTTTTAATAGAAATACATTGTCAGCTATAAGAAAACTTAAAGATGGAAATAACCAATATATATTTCAGCCAGGGATGACTCTGGTTCAAGGAATGCCTAATACTATTCTTGGCGTACCTTATGTAGAAATGCCAGATATGGCAGATGTTGGTTCAAGTGCAATCTGTGTCGTTTACGGAGATTTCCGTTCTGGATATATGGTTGTTGATAGAGTAAACCTCTCTGTACTGCGTGACCCATTCACTCAAGCTACTTCTGGTAATGTTAGATATGTTGCAAGAAGAAGAGTTGGTGGTCAAGTTGTACTTCCAGAGGCTTTTGTTAAATATGTACCGAGCTAGGAAAGGAGCAAGTTATGAACTTTGATTTAGGTAATAATATAGCTGTCGCACTTAGCTTAAAATCTGCTGTAACAACTGCGAGTGCTAATGGCACAGGAGTTGATTTACAAGGTTACAAAAGTGCAGTTTGTTTAGCTACAGTCGGAGCAGAAGGAGATACTTTATCTTCATCTGTTTTCTTTGAATTTAGACTAGAGCATTCAGACGACAATTCAACATTTACTGCTGTCACATCTGCTGACATTACTAACGGAGAAATTCAAGGAAGTAATGGTAACTGGTGGAAACTAGACGGAACTGCTGGAGGTAATCCAGATACGGCTGGTGCAGTTAATATGATTGGATATATTGGTGGTAAGAGATATATCAGAGGAGTAATCCATAAAACTGGGTCACACTCTAATGGTACACCTCTAGGCATTACAATTATTAAAGGAGATGCAATTCATTCTTCTTCTAATACATTAACACCACATACTGCTTAATAGACGAGAATACAAGGGGGGTCATTCCCCCTTGTTTCTTTTAGGAGAAAACAATGGCTTATAAAATGATAGCAATAGGAACAGGAATTAATGACCCTTTAGGTGTAACAACAAGGTCATATCAAATAGACGAGATTATAGAGAACAATCCAGAATGGAAAGACACAGTTGGTAAGAACTTTGTCAGAACTGGACACGCAATAGAGATTCAAGGAAACAAAAAAATTCCAAACACAAAAGATGGATATGATGGTTTGCCTTCGGATGTTGAACCAAAGGAATCAAAAAAAACAAAAAATAAAATAAAATTTTTCTCAAAGTAGGGGATAGTATATGTCAAGAGGATTAACAAGTGATTTCTTGACAGAATTATCTGCGAGTTCCCTTAAACCCTTTCTTGCAATGAAAGCAGAGTTTTTAGAAGGCGATGTTAGACTTTGGACAGGATATGGAGACATCTCTATTGGGTCTGAAACTTATACTGGGGGTGGCACTCTTTTGGGTATGTCTGGAGTGGAAGAGACATCTGAAATCAAAGCTACTGGACTTAATGTTTCCTTATCTGGTGTGGATAGTTCTATTCTATCTATTGCTTTAACTGCTAACTATCAGAACAGAACATTCACTATGCACTTAGGTATGCTGAACGAAGCACATCAAATCATATCAAATGTCTATCAATTATTTCAAGGAAGGATGGACACGATAAGTATAAATGACAGTGGTGATACAGTACAATTTACCCTTACAGTAGAATCAAGACTTATAGACTTAGAAAAACCAAATGAGACACGATATACTGGTGTAGAGCAGAAAAGATTATTTGCTGGTGACTTAGGATTAGATTTTGTTGCAGACTTGCAAGATAAGACAATAAACTGGGGTGGAGGATGAGACTACCACTATGGGAAAGCAAACTTAATGATTATATCTATGCAAACCAATTTAAAGCGTTTGAGTACGGAAAACACGATTGTTGTAGTTTTACTATAGAAGCACAGAAGATACTTACTGGTAGTACCTTATTTCCAGAATTTGATGGTACTTACGAGGACTTAAAGGGTGGGAAAGCAATATTACATAAACTAGGATATAAAACTTGGATAGGTGCGTGTAATGACAGATTAGAAAAAATTCCTGTTTCTCTTGCAAAAAGAGGAGATGTAGTTTCAATGAGAACTAATGATAGTTTTGCTATGGGATTATGTATGGGTAAAGTCGGTGCATTTATAGGAATAGAAAAAATGGAATTTATAGCACGAGAAGATTTAAAACTAGCTTGGAGGATTGACTAATGCCACCAGTAGTTGCCGCCGTTGCCGCCACAGTCGCAGGCGTAATTTCTGCTGGTGGAATTGCCGCCGCAACTGCTACTTCATTTCTAGGGTTTACATCAACATTTGGAATATTGGCGGCAAAGTTTGCAGTAAACCTTGCAGTAGGTGCTTTAATGTCAATGGCAACAAAAGCATTAACACCAAAACCTAAAATACCAAATGTAAGTGCTAATTTTTCCGATTTAGGTACTTCTGCTTCTGGAAGATTAGTCAATGTAAAACAAGCAATTATGACACGACAAGTTGCTTATGGAACAGTAAGAATGGCTGGTAGTCTAATTTATACGGAGTCTACAGATAATGACGAATTTTTACATTTGATATTTGCTGTTGCTGGTCACGAAATAAATAGTTTTGAAAGTTTTCTAATAAATGAAGATTCAGTTAGTATTAATGCTAATGGTTTTGTTACTGATGACAAATATGCAACTGGGTCAAATGGTTCAGATGGTGATAGGTTTATAAGAATTAAAACTCATTTAGGAGCAGATAACCAAACTGCTGATGCTGATTTAATAGCAGAGTCTAATGGTTTATGGACAAGTAATCATAGACTTAGAGGTATAGCATATATCTATGCACGATTAAAATTTAGTAATGACATTTTTCCCAACGGAATACCAACAATATCTGCTGTGATACAAGGCAAAAAGGTATATGACCCTAGAACTTTAACAACAGCTTTCTCAGCTAACTCAGCATTATGTATCAGAGATTATTTGACTAATACACGATTTGGACTAGGTGTCAAAACATCAGAAGTTAATGATACCTCTTTTATTGCTGGAGCAAATGTCTGTGACGAAGTTGTTACATTAGATGTTCCTCGGACAAAATCTTTTAATACGGAAACAGATGTATCCTCTGATGACGAGACGATTACAATAGGTTCACACGGATATTTGACAAGAGATGCAGTTCAATATTCAAATGAAAGTGGTACGAACCTTTCTGGACTTACCTCTGGTACAACTTATTATGTTATAAAAGTTGATGGTAATACAATTAAATTAGCAACTAGTTCTTCTAATGCCTCTGCTGGTACAGCCATCAATATAACGGCGGCGAGTGAAGACGAAGGGCAAACACAAGTTTTTAAAAGATTAGTGGAAAATAGATATGAATGTAATGGAGTAATAGATGTTGGTGAAACTCCATCCAAGATACTTAACGATATGACTTCTTCTTGTATCGGATTAGTTAGTTATTCTGGAGGTAAATGGAATATTAAGACTGGTGAATATGTAAGTCCAACAGTCACACTTACCGATGATGATTTACGAGACTCAATATCTGTCACAACAAGAAACACTAGAAGAGACAGCTTTAATGCTGTGAAAGGTGTATTTGTTAATCCAGATAATTTCTTTCAACCAACAGACTTTCCAAGTGTTACATCTAGTACCTTTAAATCAGAAGATAATAACGAGGAGATATTTTCTGACATTGAATTGTCATTTACGACTTCACCATCTATGGCTCAAAGAATTGCAAAGATTATTCTATACAGAGCAAGAGAACAGATTACCTTAAATTATCCTTGTAAAACTACTGCATTTAATCTGGAAGTTGGTGACACTGTTAACATTACCAACACAAGATTAGGATTTAGTGCAAAGCCGTTTGAGGTTGCTGGTTGGGCATTCGCACCATCACAAATGGGTGGAGGAATGGGATTAGGAGTAGACCTTAATCTTAGAGAAATATCTTCTAGTGTTTACGATTGGAGTGCAGATGAACAAGCAATTATTTCAAATAACTCCGTACTTCCAGATGCGTTCAATATTCCAGCACCGACCTTAACAGCTTCAGATATTCTAACGACTTTCAATGAGGAAGCAATATCAACACTTGTTGCAGATGTTTCATCTCTCAATGGGTTTACAGACCAATTTGAGGTACAAGCAAAACAATCAACAGCAACCACTTATGTTAGTATGGGTAGAAGTTCAGATAGTCGGTATGAACTGATAAATGTGCAAGACAATGTGACATATAACATAAGAGCAAGAGCAGTAAGCACATTAGGAGTTAAATCAGAATATTCTAGTGTTGACCACCTTGTCATAGGTAAGGCCGCTCCTCCACAGGATGTTCAAGATTTCTCAGTTAATATTGTAGGAGACGATGCTCATTTATCTTGGACTCCAGTAACAGATTTAGATTTATCACATTACAAGATAAGGCATAGTAAACAGACGACTGGAGCAACTTATGCCAACTCTATGGATATTGTTCCTAAAGTTGCACGACCAGCACAGTCAGTAACAGTTCCAGCAGTAACAGGAACATATTTTTGTAAGGCAGTTGATAAAACTGGAAACACATCATTACAGGAAGCGAGTAGTGTTGCAATTATAGATAAAATACCATTTCAGAATATTGTTGGTACATTCAATGAAAACCCTTCGTTTGCTGGTACAAAAACAAATATTGTAAAAACAACTGGTGGTAAATTAATCTTAGACACTACTAATAATTTTGATTCTGTCTCTGGTAACTTTGATGATGTAGATGGTAACTTTGATGCTGGTGGAGGAAGTATTGCTACAACAGGAAGTTATGAGTTTGCAACCAAGTTTGATACTGGAGGTAAGTTTACATCTAAACTGACACCAAATTTTGATATATCAAGAGTTGACAATGCAACATTCTTTGATGATGCACTTGGTGACTTTGATGCAAAGGTAGGATTTTTTGATGGATTGTTTGACTCAACAACTGTTGAGTTTTTTGTTGCTACTACTGATGATGACCCTAATAGTGGTAGTGCGACCTTTACGGAGTTTAGAAGGTTTATATCTGGAGACTATACTGCAAGAGGGTTTAAGTTTAAATTAGTTCTAAACACGACAGATGTAAATGCTACACCTCAAGTTAACACTTTGGGTATGGAGATTGATATGCCAGATAAAACTCTTGCAGATGATGATATAGCAAGTGGAACTGCATCAAGTGGTAAAGTTGTTACATTTGCAAGTGCATTTAAAGAATTAAAAGGTTTAGGAATTTCTGCACAGAACTTGGCAAGTGGAGATTATTATGCTATAACCAATAAAAGTGCGACTGGTTTCACAATTAAGTTTCTTAATAGTGGTGGTTCGGTAGTAAATAGAACTTTTGATTATGTTGCACGAGGTTACGGAGTCTTATCAACTTAGGAGGTATGTATGAGTCAGAATGATATGGTTATTGCTAACCAAACCTTTCCTAACTTTAGGTCAGATTTAAATGGTGCGTTACAAGCATTAGCAAGTACATCAAATGGTACTTCTGCACCATCAACCACTTATGGTTATCAAATGTGGGTTGATACAACAACAACTACATCTAACAAACTTTACATAAGAAATAGTGCAAACAATGCAAACATAGAAATAGGAACAATTAATCAAACTGCTGGTACTTTTTCAGCAAACACAACTGGTGGAGTCTCAGAAGATACTGTTATTGCTTTAGCGATTGCATTAGGTTGATTACTCGGCTAAGATAAGGAAATAATATGGCTAATACATTTAAGGTAAAAACAAAAGCAAGTGTTTCTCATAGTAGTCTTGCGACAGTCTATACAGTACCATCAAGCACAACAACTGTGATTTTAGGTCTAATACTATGTAACAAGACAACAAACTCAATCACAGCAGATGTACAGCTCGTTTCGGATACATCTGACACAGAAACAAATGCAAATGTATTTCTACTAAAAAGCACATCTATTCCAGGCGGTTCTTCTTTAGAAGTCCTTTCTGGAGGAAAGGTAAATCTTCAAACGACTGATGTTATAAAAATACAAGCTAGTGTTGCTAGTGCATTAGATGTGTCATTGTCTATTATGGAGATAACCTAGATGAGTTATATAGGAAGTAAACCAGCAACAAGTTTTGTGGGATTATCTTCCCAATCATTTACAGGGGGTAGTGGAACTGCATTTACTTTAAACAAATCAGTATCAAGCACATCAGATGTTGCAGTTTATGTAAATAATGTCAGACAAAGTACAGTTAATTCTAGTTATTCAGTAAGTGGTACAACTTTAACAATGAGTGAAAGTATTGCATCAACTGATAATTTTTATGTGGTTTTTTTAGGTGCAACAACTGGAACTGTCAATCCACAAGCTGGAAGTGTTGGTTCTGGACAAATAACAGCAGAAATGATAACAGGTCAAGCAGAATTGACTTCTCCAGCAAGTACAGATGAAATATTAGTTTCTGATTCTGGGGTATTAAAAAGAGCAGATGTATCAACCATCGGTGAGAAAAATGATATTTACTGGTCAGCTTATGGAACAACAAATCAAAACTCTTTGGCTGACAATACAATTAACACTGTTATTTATAATAATACTTGGTCACAGAGCAGTCACAATGGATATAGCACATCAACAGGAAAATTTACAGTACCGAGTGGAGGTAAAGGTGTATATCATATTTCTGGTTTTGCAACTATTGGTGGAACAGGAACTGCACAGAACCACACCCGTTCACTATATAATTGGATTTACAAAAACGCTTCAACTGGTATTGCAAGAGGAGGTAATTTTCTGACAGCAAATTATTATGAAGGAACTCAAGGTAGCAATTCTCCAGTAACGACATTACAATTATTAGAGGTTGGTGATACAGTAGAAATAAAAGCACAAGCATTTGGAAATGCTTACTCAATAGGACATTACAATAATGCTCTTGGTTTTTTTGGTGGTTATAGGGTTTTAGCAGTAGCATAGGAATGATATGGCAAGTTTAACAACAAAGATAGAATTATATTTAGGAAGAACACCAGACTTTCTTGACGAAGTACAAGTATTTGGAGATAATGGTGTTGAAACAATTAATGTTTGGAATTGCAAAGATAAACCCAAACCAACAAAATCACAGTTGGATGCTTTTGAAAAACAAGCAGAAGTCATTGAAAAAAATAAAGAGTCAATTAATAAACGAATGTCTGAATATGGAACTATTGAAAAACAAATAGAATATATAACAGAAAATGGATTAACTAAGTGGCAAGAAAATGTTACTACTATTAAAAAAAAATATCCAAAGGAATAGATTATGGCAATAATAAAAATAAGTTCTGGGGGATTGGCATCTGGTGTGGGTGGGGATGACAACACACCAGCATTTTTTGCACATTTAAGTGCAAATCAAACATTAACAAATAATGCTCGTAATAAAATTCAATGCAATACTGAAGTTTTAGATTCTGGTGGGCAATATGACAACTCATCAAATTATAGATTCACACCTACAACTGCTGGTAAATATTATGTATTCGCTAATTGCGATATTGCCAGTGAAGGTCAAGGAACTGTAAATTGGATGTTAAATGAAATTTTTAAAAATGGAACATCAAGTAATTTAAGAGTTTATGGTTATATGGATTTAAGAAATAATGGTGGAAATGGTGGTAACATATTCGCTGGAGGTGTTTTTGATATGAATGGTTCAAGTGATTATATAGAGTTTTATTCATATCCTGGCCTATCAAGTGGAACTCCCACAGCTTATGGTAATGCAACAACATATAATACTTTTTTTGGAGCATTAAAATTAGGAATTTAATATGGCAAATCTTGATAAAAAAATAGAAGCATATATGGGAAGAAGTGTTGACTTTTTAACAGAAGTAACTTTGCAAGATGATGGTAAAGGTGCGTTTATTGCTGAATGGAATATAAAAGATAAAGCAAAACCAACAGATGACCAACTTAAAGATAAAGAATCTGATGCAGATAAACTAGAAAAAAATGCAACAGCAATAGATAATAGAAAAGCAGAGTATGGAACTGCTGAACAACAGCTTGAATACATAGCAGAGAATGGAATAACAAAGTTTCAAGAGAATGTTACTGCAATAAAAAAGAAATACCCAAAGGAATAATTTATGGCATTAAGTAAAATATTATCTGGTTCGTTAGCAAGTGGTGTTGGTGGTAAAATATTACAAGTAGTACAAACTTCCAAAACAGACACCTTTTCTACAACAAGTACTTCGTTTACAGATGTAACAGGATTATCAGTAGCAATAACGCCATCAAGTACATCAAGTAAAGTTTTGGTAATTGTAAGTTGTAATTCATCAACAAGTGGTGGTAATAATGGAATGATAAAATTAGTTAGAGGAAGTACAGATATATCTGTTGGTGATGCTTCTAGTTCAAGAGTACGAGCAACAGCACAATATAGAATTAATGATACAAATGGTGCTGGGGATTTGACTTTTTCATTTTTAGATACACCAAGCACAACATCTGCAACAACTTATAAAGCACAATATAGAGTTCAAGCTGGAACAGGAAATATTAACAGCACAAATGCAGACACAGATTCTGGACAAATTGCAAGAACAGCATCATCAATAATTGCGATGGAGGTAAGTGCATAATGGATTTACATAAAGCAATACGAGCCATACACAATTCAGTAGTTTCTATTAATGGTGACACAGAAAAAACTATTGTTGCAACGGATAAAGATAATAAACAAGTAACTATTGATTGGACTAAGGTAAATGCTTGGAAAGACCCAAATGAATATCAATACAAAAGAGAAAATGAATATCCTAGAATAGAAGAGCAATTAGATGATATGTATCATAACGGCTTTGATAAATGGAAAGAAACTATAAAAAAAATTAAAGATAAATATCCAAAGGAAACATAAATGAGTTATATTGGTAAAGAACCCATAGTTGGAAACTATATTAAGCTAGATGCTATAACAGTAGTTAACGGACAAGCAACATACACAATGCAAAGTGCTGGTGTTGCATTTAGTCCAGAGACTGCACAAAATATGATAGTGAGTCTAAATGGCGTTATACAAGCACCAATTTCTTCTTACACGATTTCTGGGTCAAGTATAGTTTTTGCGAGTAATTTAGCAACTGGTGATGTTATAGATTTTATAGTTGTTTTAGGTGATTCTCTCTCAATAGGTATTCCATCAGATTCAACCATCAATAGTGCAAAACTAACTGGTAATCTTACATTTACACCAATAACATCTTCTTCAAGTGGTTCTGTTACATTAGATTTTGCAACTGGTAACAATTTTACAATTACTATGACAGGTAATATTACAAGTTTATCTGTAAATAATGAAGTTGCTGGGCAAGCTGGGGTCATTACTTTTATTCAAGATAGTACTGGTGGAAGAACAGTAAGTTTGAATGCTAGTGATTTTGAAACAGCATCTGGAGGTGGTAGTCCAGCTA